CCTCGCGCGGGGGCGGTTAGGTTCGGCCACGGTCGTCCGATGGGTGGCATCGGGTCCCCGCACGGACGGTGGCCCGCGAACATGGTTCTGGACGCCGACGCGGCCCTGCCCGAACTCGCGGAGTCCACCCGCTACTTCCTCCGGGTCGGGCGGTCCTGATGGCGATCTACACCCCGCCGACGGTCCCGGCCCCGATGCGCGCACAGGTCGAGCGTCTGCTCGGCGACCTGGACCTGTACGCGAAGATCCACACGGTCCAGGACAAGGACACCAAGGCCCGCGTCCCGTTCTCACCGCTGCCGATGCAGTCGAAGATCTTCGCCGCCGTGCGGGCGGGGCACCGGCGCATCATCGTGTGCAAGGCCCGCCAGGTGGCCGCGACCACGGGCGCGAAGATGGTCCTGCACCACCTCGCATCCACGACCCCGCACCGGGCCATGCACGCGGTCGTCAGCATGAGGTCCGACTCCGCGTCCGCCCTGCTCGACGACCACGCTGCGTGGGTCGACGACCTGCCCGAACTGCTGCGCCGCCCGACCCGGGTGTCCCGCAACGCGGTCGAGTGGCCCGACACCGGGGCCAGCATCCGTGCGTACACCAGCCGGTCGCAGACCGGACTGCGGTCGTTCGCCCCGGCCGCTGCCCTGATCTCCGAGGCCGCGTACGCACCGGACCTCGAAGAAGTGATCGCCCAGGTGGACGCCGCCGTGGGCGACGGTCTACTCGTCGTCGAGAGCACGGCCCGGAACCCGAACGACTTCTTCTCCCGTCTCGTCCGCGACCCACCGCCCGGGTGGCACCTCGTCACCCTGTGGTGGCACGAGCACCCCGCGTACGAGGACGTCCCCCCGCCGGACTTCTCCCCGACCCCCGAAGAAGTGAAGTACGGGGAGAGGTACGGACTGACCCCAGGGCAACTGGCGTGGCGTCGCCGGACCATCGCCCGACTCGGGTCCGAGCAGAAGTTCTGCCGGGAGTACCCCGCGTGCATGGACGACGCGCTGCTCGACGTGGGTGGCGGGTTCTTCCCGGCAGAGGCGACCCAGCACATCGACGTGCTCGACTTCAGCGTGACGGGGGACACCCGGGAGATCGAACCCCCTCAGCCGGGGGACCGGTACGTGGTGGGCGTCGACACGGCCGGCGGGGCGGGCGGACGGTCCGACTACTCGGCCCTGGCCGTCGTCAGCGTCACCACCCGTCAGCCCGTCTTCATGGCCCGGTCGAACACCGCGTCCCCGAAGGACTGGGCGCACCGGGTCGTCCAGGTCGCCACCCGCTACAACAACGCCCTGGTCCTGGCAGAGAGCAACAACCACGGCCACGCCCTGCTGCTCGAACTCGACGCGTGCGGCTACCGGACCCAGTGGCGGCACCCGTCCACGGGCAGGCCGTGGGTCACGACGGTCCAGTCCAAGGTCGAGATCTTCGACACCCTGCGGGAGCACCTGCCCCTGGTCCGGATGCTCGACCGCATCACCTACCTGGAACTCAGGTCACTCGTCGTCGGCACGTCCCCGGCACCGTCCGCCCCCGACGGGGCACACGACGACGCGGCCGTGGCCATCGCCCTGGCGTACCGGGCCCTGCGCGACGTCCCGCCGTCCTGGCGGGTCGGTGTTACAATGCCGACCAACCGCATCGACCAACTGTTGAGCGCGTCCCGCGCACGCCGCATCCGCGCGACCCGCGCCATGCCGTTCCACACCTGACCCGGTCACACACCCATGATGAAGCCCGAAGAAGTGCGGAAGATCTGGGAGCAGCACCAGGACTACTGGGCATCCTGCCGGGAGGAACTGGAGGAGTACTCCAGGTTCTACCTGACCCGGTACTGGACTTCGAGCCCGCTGACCACGGTGCGGGTCGAACTTCCCTCGGCCTACAAGGTGGTCGAGTCCTACGTCGGGTCCCTGTTCTCGCGGCAGCCGTCCGTCGTCGTCAAGCCGGACGTCCGTGGGCGCGGCAACCCCGACGTGGCCCAGGCGGTCAGCAACCTGTTCCTGGCCCGCACCCGCGAGGTCGTCGAGGACGCCCTGCGCCTCGCCCTCATCTACCCGTCCGCCTACATCAAGCTGGCACCCCTTAGAGCGGGTCGGCGTTGCGGCCATCCCCCCGTGGGAGGTCGTCGTGGACGCCACGGCCCCGACGTGGGACGCCCAGCGGTGGGTGGGTCACACCTACATGCTGCCGAAGGAGGACGCCGCACAGAGGTACGGGGTGTCCCCGGACCGCCTGCGCGGCCAGTCCTACCGCCGGGGTCCGGGCGCGGGACTCGCCACCCCGTCCACGGGCACGCGGGTCCCGACGTCCCTGGCCGACCTCTACATGGGTGGCAAGGCGTCCACCCGCGAGGACGTCGAACAGTGGATCACCGTCCTGGAGTTCTACGACCTGCGCGCCGACCGACTGGTCGTGTGGTCCCCGGACTACACGACGGACGGTCAGCAGGGTGGCGAGTTCCTGTTCTCCGGGGTCAAGGTCGAGACGGGGACCCTGGGCGAGGACCCCGAGCCCGTGACGGAGTCCGCCGGCATCCCGTACAAGACGGCGTCCGGCCGCCCCGTCGTCCCGATCATCCCGCTGTACTTCGCACGGAACCCCGAGGAACCGATGCGGGGGTACTCCCTCGTCGGCCGGTCCCGCGACCAGTTCCGCGAGGTCAACATCATCCGCACGGCCCAGGCCCAGGGCGTCCGCCGGATGGCGCGCAACTGGCTGTCCCGCCAGGGGTCCCTGTCCGAGGAGGCCGCCGCCAAGCTGGCACAGAACGTGGACGGTGAGGTGATCGAGGTCGACCTCGCCCCCGGTGCGACCATCGCCGACATCCTGGTCCCCGTGCCCGTCACCCCGATCCCGGCCGACATCCTGTCGTACGCCGGCACCGTGTCGGCCGACATCCAGGAGGCCGGACTCCTGGCCCCGTTCACCAGGGGCGAGGTCAGCCGCACCACGGCGACCGAGGCGAACCTTCTCGCCGGCTACTCCGCGACGGAGATCGGCCGCATGGCACGCGCCCGGGACGCCGCCATCGCCCGCATCGCGCAGACCTACTGCTCGATCCTGGCCCTGGTCCTGGGTGAGGGGGCCGAGCCCCTGGCCCTGGTGCCACCTTGCAAGGGCACGTCCTCTCCGATGCGACCAAGGAGAAGAATCGTCAACGTGCATTGGAACGATCCGCCCGCAAGTTCATCCTCAATGCCTTCTCCCAACTGATCCCGCCCGAGGTGCCGTGATGCCGATCAAGATGAAGTCCCCCAAGGGGATGCCCACCGAGATGATGGAGGTGGCCGAGGAGTCCGACACGGTCTTCGAGTCGGCCATCCCCGCCCCCGAGAAGCCGTACTCCCCCAAGACCGCCGACAGCCTCGCCAAGGCCCTCGTCCAGGTGGCGAAGGTGTTCGGCCTGCCGCCCACGACGCCGGCCCCGTACTCGGGTCCCGTCACCGAACTCGATCCCGAGGTCGTGCAGGTCCTGATGATGGTCGACGAGGCCGCACGCGACTTCGGCCGGCCCCTGCCGGTCGCCCCGTCCGAGATCAAGTCGGACAACGACCTGGTCGCCATCACGGCGCACATCACGGGTCTGGCCCGCGACCCCGACTTCAAGGAGTTCCTGAAGATGGACGCGGCCGAGGACGTGACCGACGAGCCGAGCGCGCCCGAGGGCGAGGCCGCGCCGTTCGACTTCGCCAGCCGGATGAAGGCGTGATCCCCGCGGTCGGACTGGCCGCCGCACTCCGCAGGTCCATCGACCTGCGGAGGTCGCTGGCGTCCCGTCTGACCGGCCGCCCGGACGACGAACAACCCGCCCCCCGGACGTTCGGCAACGCCCGCCAGGGCCTCGTACAGGCGTGCCGCACCGCGTCCCCCGCGTCGTACCGGTACGCCCCCGAGGACGGCCCCAGGGGGCCACGGAGCCGCCTGACGGTGGGTGCCGTGTTCCGCCTGCGGTCCACGAACCGGGTGTACGCCCACGTCTGGTCCCCCGGACGCGGGTGGCGTACACACCGGGTCGACCGGGTCGTCGGACCCGTCACCGTCGCACCCCTGGGTGGCCGCCGACGCCTGCCCACCCCGCCGGGATTCCGCCGTGCCTACTACCGGCGCGTGGGGACACTCCTGGCATCCATCACCTGACAGAAGGAGCACCCCGATGGGACTCACCAACGAGCAGATCGCCGCACAGGCATTCCAGGGCCAGCAGGCCGAGGCCACCACCCCCGAAGGGGGGGACGCGGACGCGGCACGGGCCGACATCGCGCAACCCCCCATCGGGCCCGATGCGCCCGAGCCCGATGCGTCCGAGCCCGACGCGTCCGCGACCGCCCCCGACGGGGGCAAGCTGTCGTGGGCCGACGCGATGAAGCGGGTCCCGCCCGACGTCGCCAAGCTGATGAAGCAGATGCAGGCGGACTACACGAAGAAGACCCAGGAGATCGCCGCCACCAAGAAGGAGGTCCTGCGAGAGCGTGAGGCCCTGTTGAAGGGGTACAGGCCGCCCGAGAAGCGCGAACTGCCCGAGTACGACCCGTACTCCGAGCAGTCGGTCCAGGCGCGCATCCAGGCAGAGGTGGAGCGTCGCATCGCGGAGGTCCTCGCCCCCGCCCGTGAGGAGTTCGAGGTCCTCCAGGCCGAGGCCCAGTACAACGAGTTCCTGACCGCGAACCCGGACTTCGAGAAGGACGAAGAACTGCGTACCGAGACGCAGAAGATCCTGGAGGCCGACGACCGCATCGACCTGGAGACGGCGTACTGGGCGGCCCGTGGCCGTCTGTCCGTGTCCCGGCAGAAGGCCGCGACGCAGAAGGCCCAGGCGACCCGTGACGCCGCCCGCAGGACGGCCCAGGCCACCGGCCTGCCCGCCCGCCCCTCCGGGCCGGCGGCACGCCCCACGGCCACGGACCTGAAGTCGATGGGTGCGGCCGACATCCTGGCCGCCGCCCAGCGGCTCGCCGGCGCGCAGCGGCGTTGACGCGTTGACCTTCGCGGTGTAGGATTGTGACAGAGTGACACGCCCCCGCCCGACGGGCTCGTCGGACGCGGGGCACCACCCCAGACAGACATCGGCACTCCGGCCACGGGCCGAGAACACGCCCCGCTGTGCGCGTCTTCTCAACCCCCAACTCCCTAAGTAGGTGAGTGTCATGGCCGTTCCGAACAGTGTTCTCTCCACGACCCTTCAGCTTCTCCGCGACAAGCTGATCGACAACTCGTTCATCGCCCACCCCCTGTTCAAGGCGATCGAGGCCGCCGGCAACGTCGTCAAGGTCCAGGGCGGTTCCCGGGTCGAGCAGCCGGTGATCTTCGGCAGCCACAGTGCCATTTCGGAGTTCAGCAACGGCTTCGAGCCCATGAGCCTCGCCGTCACCGACCCCTTCACGAAGGCGACCTTCGAGTGGTCGAACTTCTCCCAGCCCGTGATCATCAACAAGGTCGAGGAGCTTGCCAACCGCGGCGACCTGGCCATCGTCAACATCTTGGAATCCAAGATGCGGAACGTGATGATCAACCTCAAGCGGTCGGTCGACCAGCAGGTGATGGTCGGGTCCGTGTCCACGCTGACCACGCTCCAGACCCTGAACGGCATGGGCACGTCCACCCTCGCCGCG